AATTCCACACGGGTTTTACGTCAACGTCCGTAGATATTGTCAGAGCCATTATGGTGTCAAGATATACCTGACTTCCATAATCGAAAAACGCGAACACATAAGAATCTGACGGTGTAATTACAGTTGCTCCGGGCATCTTATCACCTCGGTTATAGAAATAACAGATTACCGAAAACGTGATACAAAAAGAAAAACCCGCCCATAAGGACGGGTGTGCATCTTTGAAAATTAAGCGTCTGCCTGTGGCTGCAGTTCTTTCCAGGGAACGAGCGATCTTGCAACAAAGGAAACTCTTTCAGCAGCCGCGACGTCGTCAATTGTGAGACTCCACGACACGTCTGTGAACTCGAGCTGCAGGAGCTTCATGATAGACAACTTGCCCCATTCGTTTCCGCCTATGATTACTATATCTACAGGAAGGATTTCATCCAAGTGAATAGGTTTTAAACCAACCTTGTAGTAGAGATCAGCACCACTGTTAACCTGGGTTATGTCGTCTGGATCTATTTCATATTTGTTTATGCCCATCGGAAAAACAGACTTTCCGGTTACTTCGTCAAAACCATCAATTGCATCGGTTTGATTGTTTACTGATTTTGCTGGATCTATCTTATAGAATTTCATTGAGTTTGCAATACCCGTTTTTGAAGATCCAAGCAGCTTATTAACAACGCTTTCCTTCAAGTTGACCGCATCGAACTGTCCGGTGATGAGCCTTACGCCTCTTCCAAAAGCAAGAGGATCGACAGTGCCGAATGCGAATACAGGCTTCTTCATCCTGGATACGTTTATGGTCATGGACATGGCGGTACCGAGTATTTCTCCGCCCACTACCAGATAAACGTCACTACCACTTATAGTTGAATTGATGTTTGGATTAGCCATTTACAACAGCTCCTTACACGTACTCGAATCTGGCGTAGATGCGGACGTCTCTGATTTCCGTGTAAGCCCTGATATCCACGTACACGTCGATAGATCCGATCTGCCTGCCTGCACTAGGAGCGACCTGAACATCTGCAGTCTCGAACAATCCCTGCTCTGCGGAACCGTCAAGGAAAGACTGCATCTCTGTCTTCATCGCTTCTATGTACAGCATCGAGTTTGGTTTTCCTATGAATCTGTTTGCGATTTCTCTGAGGTTGTTTAGCGTGTGGTTAACTACTCTGACGGTGGAGATCTTCGTGAACGAACTGTCTTCTCCAGCCGCCGTTCTTCCGGTCACTATGTAAGTGGCGAGGCCGGTAACTTCTCTTTGAGTGAATAGCGGAGTCATTCTTCCCTCCGCAAGGGTATTGGCCTGTGCCATAGTTATGTCGTAGCCGAGCCTGAACCTGTTGATTCTAGTTCTTGCAGGTCCGTAACCGAGAGGCATGGATATCGTGTAACCAGCAACGTACGGAGCTGCGTTTCTCTTTCCTGTCTTTCCCTGAACGATACCGTGGCCAACAACTATGGAGATGTTCTTTCCGATGTCTATGAGAGAACCTTCGGCATCTGTGAGCTCTTCTCCGTCCATTAGGTCGTCAGCCGTCTTGTACATTTCCGGTATCGCGGCAGACAGCGTGTTTATCCAGCTATTCATGGGGACATAGCCGTAATCTGTTGGTTCTTCAACGCCGATGAATCCAAGGCACTGCTTGGCTAGAGAACTGTTGTCGTAGCAAAACCTGGCCAACTGGTATGCGAAACTGAGCTGCGTATGACTTTCGGCTGCAGAATCTATATCGGTCTCATCGAGATAAGTGAGCACAGTTGCCGTGAGCGAGCTGTCGGCATACGCGCCGGAAATTATCGCATAACTCGCGTCATAACCCTCGAGCATTCTATAAGCGTCACTGAGAGCTTTGTACATCTTGTCGTTCGTGTCTGGAGCACTTGCATAAGTAACTGTAACTTCGAAGTAATCCCCATCGCTGAGAGCTACCGGCGCTTCGGCTGCAACTCCCAGAGTGAAGGTCAGACCTATAGACGGCACGTCTATATCGAAGGAAGTGCCTGAAAGGTCTATGCTTTCAAATCCGTATTCGTACGTCAGACCTTCATCGAAACTAACCGCCGCCTTTCCGCCGTTAAGAGAAGCAGCAGCCTCAGGAGCATCTATAATCACTACTCTTACATTGCCGTTCCATCTTCCGGTGTATCCTTCACCGGTAGTTATTTCGGCGACATCGCAAGTTGCTATTCCAGCCCCGGTTATGGCAGAACCTTTCTCGTCTTTTAGAGCCCCAGTGGCATCGAAAGTCTTGTTGGGGTATCCTATCCTCACAAGCACAGGGACTGCCGTGGCAGTGTTCCCATCGCCAGTGCAACCCATGAAGAAGTCCTGAGAAGCGTTGAGAAGGTCTGAAGAAGTCGTGAAAGCCGACGCAAGAAACGCGGAGTTAGGTATAGGATACGGTTCATTGAAAATTATCGGTGTTCCATCTGCGAAAGCATCCTGCGAGGTCCACCCAAATATAAGGGCCGCAGGCAGCGCATTATTTATAGTTACCCTTGTACCGCCGTCTGTTACGTACTGTTCGACGCCGGGCAGATATGGGTATTTCTGCATTGCTTGACCTCCTTGGTTCGTTTAATCAATTTCGGCGATTAACCTACATTGATGGTTGTGATTATTTCTTTTATCAACTCGTAATCGCATGTGACTATACTTTTTGTGCGCAGGTAATAGAGAAGTGTTGCGTCGTACACCAGATTTCCTTCCATCTTGCTTGCAGAATCCTCGCGCGAGTGCATGTACATCTGCTCAATACCCTGTCTCATAACAACTTCACGAACAAGAATCATGAACTCTTCGAACTTAGTGGCCGTCGTGTCTCTAAGTATTGAATTAGTGCTGTGAATCTTGAATTCTATGGAGTTGTCGTAGAACATGAGATATTCTTCAGTACCGCTTACGCTCAATGAATCTGGCATTTTGGATATCAATCTCGGCACGTGGAACTGTTCGCCGGAAAAAGGTTTTCCCTTCGCCGCGCCTGGTTGTCTGTAGTTGATCCTGTAAGTTATTACCGGGCCGTCAGTAAGCAACTTTCCAAAATCTTCCACAGGCATGTAGTGAACAAGAGAGACGGTGGACGAATACAATCTTCCGAAATACTCGTTGAACATCCTGGAAATGTAACGGACTACTATGTCTATATCGAAATTTGTTATCTGTCCTGAATCGTAGTCCACTTTCCAAGCTCCTCTCTGTTAGCGTACAGTGTTAAAAATAACAACCTGTCGTCAAAATTGATGGTGTCAACATGGGACACCCTGTAAACATTCAAAAGCTTGATCGGGACGTAAAGATAACCTTCTTTGCACAAAGGTTCGAAGACAACGTCGTTGCCTATCGGAAAGAAATCTATGGTGTTTATGTCGAATATGAAACGCACGTATTCCTCGTTGCCTGTGCCTGGAGAGTAGTATCTTATGGAGTCGGAAAGCGACCTGTCGGGGTTTGTTGTAGATTTCACCGCTCTTATCTTGTGGTCGGTAACAGAACCGTCGAAGTTCCTGTGTCTTAAAACAAAAGTCTGACCGTTTTCAAGGATGAATTCGTCTATTTCTTGTTTGAAACATTCAAGTTGGTAGTTCAAGTCAAGGTCCTCCAGTCTCTGGAGAACGTCTTGGGAACGAATTTACCTCTGACGCCAACGGCCATAGCATCGGAAGCAAGGTTTATTATCTGTTCTTCCTCTTTTTGTACCGCTTTTGCGTAGAAATCAAGTATGTAAGATTTGTAACTGCCGTACTGTATGGAGTTGTTTCCTACCATCACCGCATCGCCGGCCCTGTAATCTCTCTCGATGTATATCATTTCAAGTATTGTGAGCATAGTCCTGTCTTTGAGATAGCAGTTTTCTATGTAACTGAGAGAAGAATTAGGTTCATCTACAACAGGTGAATTCTTTATAGCTTCCAGTCTGAGCATCGCATCGATCGCCGCAAGATACACGTCGCGCTGCTTCACTTTCCCTTTGAGATTGCCGAGTTTCTGGTGTATTGTGTTTATACTTATCGTGGACGGTCGCATGTACGTGAAGTAGTCTATGAATTCCGGCTCTGCTGTTGTAGTCCCGTCTGTCGCGGTAACACTGTTTATTGAAATACTCACATAGCAGTTGTGCTCAAGTTCCGAAACGGATATAGATATGATGTTCTCGTCGCTTTCTATCGAATGATCAAAGTCTTCCTGCTCGTCGTTGATTAAATTTCTCTGGTAAACCTCTATGTCGTACGTGTCTATTTCTTTGGAATACTCAAGAGATATCGTGTGCGATTCTCCAAACAGAACGCAACTCATAGGAAACGCGCCGAGCAGTCTCATCTTTGAAAGTATGTTGTCAACGACAAGATCGGAATACATCGGGTCTTCAGAGCCTATAGGACCAGTACTGTCGGTTATAGAAGAAGAAGTCTTGAATGCTACATACAGGTCTTCTTCCAATTCAGTTTCTGATACCGCGCCTGTTATCGTGGTCTCTGTCAGGACGTCTGTTTTCATTACCTTGAAGACGTATTCCGTGTTTTCCAGAAGCGCGAGAGTAGGCTGTATGGTCAGGAGTCTGTCTTCGTCCTGCCAGCCCATGACGAAATCAAGATTTATCGTTGTGCTGAGTCCGTGGAGCGCTATATTTGATTCTGATATTGTATCGAGATCTACCGATTCGGAAAATCTAACTTCTATTCTTACTGTTCTGGATACGTTAGTGGAGTTGTCTAGCGGGTAAACACTATTTATTATCAACGGAACCACCTCTGTGTAGAAATAACAAAAAGCCCCGGCACGAAGCCAGGGCCGATGTTAATTATTCAGATCAGACGCCAGGTGCTATGTTGTAGAACGGAAGTGAATCGAAACTCTTTCCGGCGTAGACGTTGGTGATCTTGTTGAGGAAGGTTCCTCTGTTCTTTGGAGCAACAGAGTATCTCTCGATGATGGCAAATTTCTGTATCATTCTGAAAGGTTCTCTGTCGTTTACTGCTGTAGGCAGCTGTTCCTGAATCAGATATCCAAGCTGCGAAGAATCGGCAAAAACTATCTGCGTGAGCTTAGACTCTGTTACGAAAGGAATGAACGGAGATAGAACTATTCTCATCGGTTTCCCGAAAATGCCGTCCGGGAAAGAGATAGACGTTACATTTCTACCGTAAGGAGTTCTCTGCTGCCAGCTTCCGTAGTTCTCTGCAGTAGTGGTAAAAGATGCGCCGCCCCAATTGTAAGGTTCGGTAACTCCACCGAGCTTGTTGAAGAAGAAGCTCCTGAGAGACGGATTGAGCAGGAACACCTGGTAAGCCATCGGGTTCATTATCATGAGGTCTGGATTTCCACCCTTGTTCATGATATCCGTCATCGCAACCATTATGTCGTCGAACACGAGCCCGCCGTTAGGAGTACCGGTGGCATCGACGCCAGTTCCGCCGTCCTGCACAGAAGAGGCTTTATCGAGTATCATGCTGGCAGTCTTGTATTCTTTCCATCTAAGAAGCGCTCTTCCGGCCTCTCTTATCAAGATGCTGAGGACAGGGAAGTCTGAATATCTGATCGTTTCGTCCGTAAGACTTACGGCTACTCCAGCCTTACCGATTATCGTCTCTTCCCATCCGCCCATCTTGAAGGTGAGTTCTGGCGGTTCGGCGCCTTCCTGAAGGTCAAGGTTCTGACCCATCGCGGAGATGGCTGGAATTCTAACGTAGTTGCCCTGGAACGGTGCGTACTCAAGAAGTCCTGTAAGAGTAGGTGCTACGTCCCAAGCCTCGATTATCATCTTGGATACCACTTTCGGGAACATTATGGAAAACTCTGGAGACGTGACTATATCGTTGAAGGTTATCTTGTTCTTCTGTTCGGTGTCGTTTGCCTGATCTACGGCATTTACGTATCCGTTGTTCTCGATTATAGTCTTCAGGAGCTCTGCGTTTGAATCGAGTCTGAGAGAATCCTTGATGTGTGCAAAACCGCTCTCTGAATACGCGTCTTCAATTGAATTAACCTGCATGGTATCCATTACGGTCTTGGCTATATTTTCCTTGTACTTAAGCAATACATCGAATCTGTTGAGTTTGTTAGGCATCGTCATATCCTCCTTAGAACGTCAACTGGATGAGAAGACCCTTGCTGGTGGTCGTGTCTATACCATCAGAAATGCCTTCTGTTTCGACGCCTGGAAGCCCAAGTCCTGGTACCGGTATGCTGTGTTCAAGGCCACCGGTGAAATGCGGATCAGTGGTCTCGAGATCAATTACCTTTATCAGTCTTCCGACTATCTGGTTGAAAGCGGCGGTAACATCGTCGAGTTCGAGTGTTCCGGTTCCAGATGTGCCGTCTACAGTAACCTCAAGATCCATGTCGGCTAGTGTTAGCGGAACAGGGAAACCCTCGTCATCAGATACCATCCACTGACCGTTGACGTACGTATATTCGCCTTCGTGCGCCTCGTCGAGAGCAATGAGAACGAGCCTGTCCTCCAGTATGGCGACTTCTGTCTGCGGTCTGTACCAGGGGTCTTCTCCCATGTCCCATCTATAGATGTCGTATCTCGCAAGACCGACAGGTAGAAGTGCTTCCTGATTTTCAGAAGAAGCTCCTGCGGCTTCTACTGCGCCTTGCGTTGTTGCCCAAAGATCGAAGTCTATTACTTCGTTGTCAATATCTATCTGAGCGTAGGTATATGTCTGATCGGCTATTCCACCATTGCAAGGGACTATGTAGCCATCGGAAGTTATAGAGATTATCGTGCCTTTCTTTATAACTATTCCTGCATTTCTGTGGCTGTCCCACGTCAATATAGGAAGATACGGAGCCGGTTTGAGTGCCAGACCTCCACCTATACTCAGGCCATCGCTGTATTCTCTAAAGTTGCTGCTGTTAGCTGTGGCGTAGATCCTCGCCATTGCGCGACCTCCTTAGTTCTTATTTCTTATCGTTTGATTCCTAACTGTTTGAGAGCCATTTCGTTCGGGGTTACTGACGGCCTGTCCGAAGACGTGTTAGAGATAACACCATTCGGGTCGTTAATGCTTATGTTACTTTTACTTTTTGCGTCAGCTTCTGCATCTTTCTTTAGATCTGGATTGTCGGCGTTATCTGCGTTTTCTGCGGGAGTTTCCTTTTCGTCTTTTGAAGAATCATCTGTATCTGTTTTACCTTCTGGTTTTTCTTCAGATTTAGGTTCTGCAGTATCTGATTCTTTATCGGATTTCGGTTCTTCCTTTTTGTCTTCTGACTCGTTTTCTTCTGTCTTTTTCTCTCCGATAACTCCGGATTTTGCTTCCTCTTCAGCTTTCTTGGTGAGCTCTTCGAGTTCTTTCTTCTTCTCTTCGTACTCTGCTTCGAGTATCTTTTTCATCTCTTCGTAGGTTATCTGCACGCCATCTGAAAAAGAGGCGAGCTCTTCTTTCAACAGTTCGAGAGTGTCTATATCCAGTCCGATGTATTTGGCTATCTTCTCGTCTTTAGATTTCGCGTCAAAACCCTCTATCTTCGCGTCGGACTTTATCTTGAATATCTTCTCTGCGGCGTCTTTCTTGTATATCGTTTTGAGTTTGTTGTGTTCCTCGAGCAGTTCGTTGTACTTCTGTTCAAAGTCCATATTCTTTTCCTCCTGTGAGTCTTTGTATTTAGATGTATCAGTTGTAATACAATAATCTGCATCGTGGTTTTCAGTGTCTTTTTCTTCTAAGTCCAACGGTTCCGTTGAAGATACGACAGATGCATATGCGTCGGCGGGAGTGTTTATGAAACTAACTTCCTTGAAGTTCATATCTTCAACAACGAGATACATTGTCTCTGAATTGTATTTGCTTCCGGGAGTATGTCTGCATTTACCGTCCGCCCAATTTTTGCCGCAGATGTTGCACGTTGCTTTTGCACTCTGAAAACCAACTGAAACGGAATGGTATCTACCGTCCTGTACTTTTTCCCACGCGTCTTTGTCAGGTATAGTGGCCCTGAGAACTATCGCGCCGGTAGCGTTTTCTGGAAATTCCATGTCTTTTCCTACGAGTCTCTCGGCAGCTTTCCAGTCTTCTTTGTGGAAGTAATAGGATTCCTGTACCCTTCCTATCGCGTCTTTTTTATCGTCATGATGGACAAGCACCGGTTTCTTGAAGGGTTTCACGAAAGTGTGTGCTCCGTCTTTCATTGCATTTGAAGTGTATATCCTCTTGTTTATCAGTATGTCCGAATGTGTGGCTACTATCCAGACGCTGTTTTTGGATTTCGCGGAGTCTGTAAATACAGATTCGTCGGCTATTATATGTGCGTCAAGAATCATATCTTCAAACTCTTCAGAATCAAAGAAAAGCATCGTTTTCAAGATTGCACCTACCTGTTATGCTGATTTTGCGGATTTGCCCTGTTTGAAGCCTCCATCGTGGTCTTTGGGCTGTATTGCTGCTGAAGTTTCGCTGACTGTTCCAACTGTCTGAGAGTGATGAGATCGAAATAAGTTCCGGATCTTTCTTCTATCGGCTCTAGTTTCAATCTCTCGCGCATCTCGTCTTCCGTTATGGCGTTGTTCTCATAATCGAATATCGCCTGATTTTCAAGTTTGGTAACTCTATCCAGATCTGGATCTGGGAAAACTATCTTGGGTCTGTCCCTTTCAGACATGTTTTCCGGTCTTATGCCGAAATCGTAGACTATGTGGTCCAAAAACTGCGTCTCAAACGCTTCGGCCAGAGCACGCTGGAAAGACCTCGCTTTGTCGTACATGGCTTCGTTGGTTGTTTCTGCGGTAGCCCTGTTGGCAGCTCCAGGCTCTCCCATTCCTACAGTCGACATGCCTACTGCCGAGAAATACCTCTTCTTGAAATATTCCGCATATGACATAACGTCTTTTAGAGTGGACATTTCCTTTATCTCTATCTCGTGGTTTCCCGGAACTATGATCTCACCGTTGACGTCGCTCTGTTCTATGATCCTTTTTATGTTGTTCACGTGTTGCTGAGTACCCGGAGCTTCTTTTGTGCCTATCTTGTGTACGATGACAACAAATTCCTTGTTCTCTATCATGTAGGACATAGTGGACTCTATCATCCTGAGTATCAACAGGTCCTCAAGAGCCTCGATCAGAAAACTCCTGCCAAAAGCGTAATCGGAAGGTTCATACATGCCGTGTATCATGTTTTCCGGAGAGAATGTGTGGGTCTCTTTTGTTTTACCGACGGGGACAGGAATTATGTCTTCGTTGTAGTCTATATTCACGAACACGTCTTTGTACATGTTGGGGTTGTGCTGATAAGAAACTACAGTTCCATACTTGCCGCGCCTTATGGACATGCCGTACGGGTCGATGACAAAGAGAGACGATACCGGTTCAAGGTCCATGCCGTTTCCCTTCGGGAAGTTGTAGACCCTTCCACTTGAATTTTCCTTGTTTCTTTCTATGTTTATAAAGAAGTTGCCGTAAGCGATCAGATTTCTCATCGCTCTTTCTATTACAGAACCTATCTTCTTTCCAGAAGCGGTCTCGATTTCTCTTATCCTCATCTGCAGGTATTCGTCGAATTTTTTGTCGTTCGATCTTATCTTGAAACCCTGGGAGAGAGTTATTTCGGTGTATCTGGAAACTATCTGCCTCAAAGTCGCGTCGGATTCCAGCGCCTTTTTTACTTCGAATGCAGTTGTATCTAAAACATAATTGCTTCGCCTGAAGAACCCGGAAAAATCAGGTCTGGAATGTCTTGCAACTTCCATGTACACGTCTTCATACACGTTCTCTTTCGATGTATCGTAACTGTAATCTTTTCTCCTTAATCTATCGAAAAGGCCCAAATTTAACACCTCGTGCTAGAGATAACACCAAATTAACCTCTTGTGAGATAGTCGATCGCTTCATTAACATTATCGAAATATCCGGAAAGTGCGCTCCTTGACTCTGCAAGCGTTTTTGAAGTCTTCTGAGCTGTCTTGAACATCATATTAAGAAGCTCCTGTGGATCTTTTTCCGAGTTGATGAGACCGGTGAACGCGTCTGGATTTTCGCTTATCGCTGCAATCAAAGAAGAAATCGATTCATCTGTAACTGTGAATTGCGAATAATTTATCTGCGGGAGCAATTCTCTTAACTGTTCATGTGTAAGAGAAGATATTATTTTCAGTGTCTCTGGATCGATGTTGATTATCGAATACACTACATCCGGAGTTACGCTTGACGAAGGAATATCGGTAACTATTATCTCACCATCGACGGTTATCCTTATCATCCTGGTTATCGGTTCTATTGAAACAGTAATCTCTGGTATTTCATCTACAACAGAAGAGATCCTGTCGCGCGTTCTCTTAATAACGTCGTACTGGATTTCCATTATCTGTCTTGTTATATAAGTTGGAGTCTTTATGATATCTTCCAGCACTTTCTCGGGAATATCTATCTTAGGATTTTCAGGTTTTGATTTGTCTTCGCTTATCGCGTCGATTATCTCTTTCGGATTTATTGAAGGAGAGGATATGTCGCCCCTGTCTTTTATGTAATTAAGGAAATCCTGCGGGAGCTTTTCTACATCGCTTGTATAACCTATGCTCTTGAGGGCTTTTCCCGCTTGTGACGGAATTGGATTTGGGTTGACTATATCGTTGTCTGGAAGTTCCTTTCTTTCAACAACAGAGCGTATCTGCTTTTTGCAATTTTCTATCTCGGCAGATGCCGGCAGCGCCAACTTTATCCTGACAAGTATGTTCTTGATCGTCTTTATTACAGACAGCACCTTGAATTTTGATTTCGGTATGGTAGGTATCTCCGGAACAAGGGTCATCAGTTGTTTTGTTAGGTTGGAAAGCCATGTCACTATCGACGTTACGCCTATGTTTATTGATTTGCCCACGAGGTCGTATAGAGGGATACAGGCGTTACATATAGCGTTCCTCTCTTCTTCTGTATCTTCGAAGTTTTCGGGCGGCTTTATTTCCTGTATCTTTCCAATACCTGCTTTCAAAGCTAAATCAGTTAGAGTCTTGGTGTCCAGTCCGTACCTGTTTAAGCTCTCTGCAAACTGGAATCCACTTACTTCAGATACCTTTGCCGAACTTTTAAGCCCGTCTATCTTTTCCCTTAGAGTGGTCTCGAGTACCGCGGCCATCTCGTAGTTCATCTTACCGGAGAAATCAAGATAATCGATTATGCTTTTTCCGCATATCTTGAAGTCCAGTTTAGGTTCTAGTTTGTCCATCAAATCGCCGTAGCTCTTGGCTAGAATAGCTATTACTCCGTAAACAGCAGTCTGAAGAATGGTTTTCAGTATGTTGTTTATCATTGAAGATACGCTGTTTATAAACCCTATACCGCTGTTTAGTGTGCTTTCCATAGAACTTATCGATTCTTCTATAGCCTCTATTCCCTTTATTACTTCGTCTATTTTCGCAGCCGCGTTTTCTCCGAGACTCTCGTTGAAAGTCAGGTCAGAATCAAAATAGAAGAGCATGCAGCACGTCATCTGCCTTATCGCGTCGGAATTGTCTAGAAACAGTATTTCTGTGAAAGAAGAAAGCATGTCCAGTATCTCTTCTATGTACCCGTACATCATGTTCAAGTATCCAAGAGCAGTGCCGTCATTTGTTATAGACGTTATGTTCTTCACGCCTTTTTCATAGACATCCACGACTTTGGGGTACATGTTGTACATCTTCTGCAGCCAGGGTAGGAAGGAATACTGTTCACCGAATTTTCCCGCTATGTTCTGGAAGGAATTGACAACAGGAGTAACGGAAGAATCAAGATAATCGAGCATTTCTGATGCAATGGTTGGAGTGATGTTCTCTTCTGGATTTCCCGATTGAGTCTCGTATTTATCCCTGTTCTCGTTGTAGTAAGAAGCGACGGTCATCGCCGCTATTCTTACAGACGGGTCTACCGCCGACTCCATAGGAGAGTTGGTGTATTTGCTTGCCGATTGAACCAGAGGATAAGTGAGTTTGGTATCATTCTTCTGTCTTTTCATAGTATTCCTCCGGGAAGTCGGTATCGTCGTATATGAAGTATTCGTTGGTGTTCAATCTGAAGTTTTCTATGCTGTTGACCACATAAGCTATATCGTTTGAGGACTCCATGTTGAAGACTTTAGTCAACCTCTTGCACATCTTCTTCAAAGATCTGTCTATTTCTTTCTGGTTGTTTGTTTTATAAGACGAAGCAAAATCCGCCGTCAGGTTGGCGCCCATCACCATGAACAGGTCGCACGACACGGACGCGAATTCTCCAATCTGTTCCATCGCAGAATTAATAGCGTCCGGTTCTGGATATTCATGGTTTTTGAACAAGTTTTTCCTGTTGTAGACAAGACTAGACAGCGATATGGATTTCTGCCTGTCGTCGGATACAAGGTGCTGGTAAGCGGTCGATTTTCTAAGAACGTCTATCTCTTCCGAACTTATCTCTGTGACTATCTGCTTTGCTATCCAGTCGTTTTCCTTGCCCTTCATGAAATACTCTTCAGAGAAGAGAAGACAGGAATACTTCTTGGCAAGTACCAGTTTCCTGCACACAGTATCGGCTTTCTTTTTTGCTATGGCGTACATTCCCTCTTCAACTAAATAGATGTAAGGCAACGCATCGGCTATTGCAAATAGCAAAGCACGAACTCCTGGTATGAGCACCATCAGCAGGCCCAAACCTTTCAACGCGTTTTTGATAGGCAGGAACCAGTATATGTTGAAAAATGTCTGTATTGGGCAGAGTACGAAATGACCCAGTACCCACGCCATGTCTATAGTCTCGTCTTCGGACATCAAGACTCCAAGAAGGAAATAGAAGAACCAGTTTATCTTCGGTCTGCAGGGTTTCCTCTCTACTTTAGACAGTTCGTCTTCAGTATAAGATAGAGTCTCCTCGTCTCCAACGAACACC